CGTAAGGATCCGAAGGGTTCGTGCTACCTCCAGTATTGTTAAAAGTACCAGTCTGACCATATCCAGGTAATGGATTGTTTGGATTAAATGGTCCATTTATCCATGGTTTACCATTAGGTCCGGTATTAGGTCCTGTAGTAGTTCCTGCAGGTCCTGTGGATGGAAAGACCGGTCTTGAAGCACCACCTCCACCATTTGGTGAATTTGGATCAACACCAACAGTTTCATTTGTATTTACACTACCCGTATTTATAGTTCCACCCTGACTCGGTTGTTCAAAATAGTCAGATACTCCACCCGTAAGTGCAAAACCATTACCATCTTTCATACCAGATCCATATTCTCTTGGATATCCAGTAGATGTTACTCTATCTCTTCTAAAAGCCGGATAGTAAGTCTCAACGGTAAAGGAACATTTCAATTTGATATTGTTATCACTCGTCAAGTTCTTATCTCTACTCATCTCTATTGTGTTGGAATCTGGCATAACAAGAACAGCATCTATGTTCATGAAGTTGTGCTCGAAGTACATAAACTTATAAATCCAAAGAGTATCTAATATAGCTTGACTACATTTGAATGTATCAATCTCACTTGATAGTGTGATTTCTAAGTCGTAGTTGACCGTTATTGGAATAGCTCTAACTTTTCCAAGAACCTTTCTTATTTCAAAATCATTCTCAACAACCATTCTAAGCCAAACATTTGGATTGGCAAATTCGTCAGACTTTATATTAAAGCTTGTCATAGTAAGATGACCTCTTGGTATCAAATCAGTATTTAACTCAATGAACCTGTTTTCGGAAACAATATCATCTGAAAATGAGTCCAATAAGAACCTTTCATCTCCTGTAAGAGAGTAGTATATAGGAACCTGAACAAACACATCACCTGATGTGAATCGATTTGTCCACTTTATTTGTCCCTCAAGCGTATCTAATACGCAGACGGTAAGGTCTCTAAAAAAGACATCTTCGAAATTAAAACTATCTCCAATCATATCAATATATATTAAATAAACTTTCTTTCTACCCGACAATATATCATGTGTAAAAAAACTTTAATATGTCAGTTAAAAACTTATTGCTTTGGGAGAAATGGAGACCAAAACGTCTAGAAGACATCATACTTCTTCCACGAATAAAGAAACAATTCGAAAACGGTATCAACCAACATTATATTTTCTATGGTCACTATGGAACTGGGAAAACCAGTTTGGCAAGAATACTTGTTGGAAAATATACAAAAGAAACACCATACTTAGAACTTAACTGTTCTTTAGATACTTCTATAGATGTTCTTAGAGAAGAAATACAGAATTTCTGTAAGTTCACTCCAATGTTTGAGTCAAGTTCCGATATAAAATATGTTTTTTTAGATGAGTTTGAAAGAGTTTCTGCACAATTCCAAGACGCATTCAAAGCATTCATAGAAAAATATAACAATAGTGTAAGATTTATAATCACGACGAATCACATCAACAAAATTTCAGACGGATTAAAGTCTAGAATAAAGACTGTAAACTTTGATTGTATAGATGTGGAAGAAGAAAAACATCTAAAAATGGAGTTGTACAAAAGAATACAAGACACTATTTTACCAAAAGAAGAACGAGAAATATCTAAAGAAAATTTAGTTTCTATAATAAACAAAAAGTTCCCAGACTTTAGAGGTATTCTTGTAGAAGTACAGGATTTTTTAGAGACAGGAGATATAAACAATGGAGTAAGTAACGTATCCAATAAAGTAAAAAAAGATTTGTACAACTTTATCTATGAAAGTGGAAACTATGAAAGTGTTTATCATTTTCTTATGTCAAACTTTGGTGCAGAGAAGATTGATTCAATGATTAAGTTATTAGGTAAGCCATTCATAGACTGGTCTATTGAAAATGGTAAAAATATCGATAAACTGTTTGAATGTAACTATGTCATAGCAGACTATACAAGTAAGCTGGAAACAAACACAGATCCGATTGTATTAGGTATGACGATAATAGGGAAGTTTAGAGATATTTTAAAATAAAGGATATGCCAAAGTTAATATATAACTCATGGCGAACTTTAATTTCACAGACTTTTATTTAGGATATCCTGGACATCCAAGATTCAGAGCATTAGATCTCATAGAAGACGATGTAATAAGAGTAATCGTTCAAAAATGGGAGATGATTCTATTTACGAACAAAGGTGAGGTTTTTTTTGATACTGAATTCGGAGGAGACCTTCCTTTCTATCTTCACCAGACGAGACTTTCTTCGGATAGTATAGAAAGTGATCTTAAACAACAGATTGGTAGCTATATTCCAGAAATAAACGGAATAGAATATACATTAACTGTATCATTTTTTGAAGATCCAGAAAGATATCAAGAATACATGGAAGTATTTTTCCAGATAAGAGACTTAGATGTATATTTGGTGGTTGGTTAGTATTTGAAATACACTTCATTCAAAAAGTTTACATAATCATATATACACTTTTCCTTTATTTTCTTGGGTAAATCTTTAAAACTCACATCAGTCCATTCTTTGTTGAATACCCACTTCATGTTTTTAGGAGCCTTTTTCTTAGAACCATATTTATTACGCATTGCGTAAACATATTTGAATTGTTGTTTTGACTTTGCTGGCATGAAATGAAACTATTTTTTAATCCAATTAAATTGAGGATACTTTTCGATTATATGGTCCCAATATCCTTGACTCACATCTTGATCAACTACTATGGTATATTTTGGTTCTAAAACATTTGAAAGACCATCCATAAATCTTTTTGAGAAGTTAGGTTCTCTTACAGAGTTTACAAATGATTTTATAACAATATGATCACCAATAAATTGAATCAAAAGTGCCATCAATGGTTGTTTTGAGTCTATTCTCACAAGAGGATTTCCACCTTTGTCTAAAATAGAAGAAGCATATAGAACACTTCCTTTCATTTTCACATGAGGAAATATCTTAGACATCTCAGCAACAACATCTTCAATAACACTATATTTATCAAACTCTAATATAAGTCTCATATATAAATCTTATTTTATTGGACAGTGGCTAGCACTATAGATATATTTGTGATTAAGTCTCAGTTTTACACCCATTGCCTCTGCTGCAGTTTCAACATCTGTAAGACATTCTCCATCTGCACCACCTACAAGAATCACATCTTTAACCTCACTCAATCCTTCATTCATATTTTGTGCCTCTGCAACTTCTGTAAAAAGTTCGTGAAGTTTCTTTGGCATATGATACCATTTGTGGTTATTTCCGACATATATAATAAGAGTTCCTTCTTCTGTAGGAAAGAAATCTCCCTTTTTCAATTCGTTTGCATCTTCTTTAGTCTTAACTTCTTCATAGGTTTCCGGTGTAAGAACTTTTTTATAGAAGTCTGCATCAACGTCATAGTTGTATCTTTTCTCAATCAAGTCAGTTTGGTTAGGAAAGTGATAAAGATCTTTATGAACAGGTATTTCAGGATCTTCATCATATAGATAGTCTTTATCGACGTTCTTTCCATCTACGTGGTTGTCCCAGATTTGATATACCTTACTGAACTCATTACAATACTTTTTCAACTCATGAAGATAAATCTCATTGAAGAATTTTTTGAATGATTTTTGAACATCAACAACAATAAGAATGTCTTTACTGCTGTGGCTTTCGAACGTTTTTAGGTATCTCATTTACTATATATTATTTTCTCATTTAGATTTATTCGTCGCCAATGAATTTTGTTTTATAACCCCAGGTATAGCCATACTCTAAAAGTATCTTTCCTTCGTGTCGAACATCTGGATAAGATGCAATGTATGGTATATCCGCTTCCTGTAGAACTCTGTTTGCGTAGTTGTAAAACTTCTCTATCTTTTCATGATTACCACCAACATCCGGAACCCAAGCTTCTATACCAACTTCATATCTTTCACTTTTCAATATAGCATCCATATTGTCATACCAAGGTCCTTTCTTCCATTCGTTATCTTCTAACATAAATATGGCACATGGTTCGACATTAGAATCTGGATAAGGATACCAAAGAACAAAAGTCAAATTACAACTTCCATATAAGTCACCATGATCCATAGATGAAGTAATGTAGTCTTTAAACTCATATGGATCTACTTTCCATACTTCCATTATCTTATTTTCTATTTCTTGGTCAGATAGACCAAAGTTTTCTTTAACAGACTTATAATTACCACCTTTTCTTTTTCTCTTACAATATTGTTTTTGTGAAAAACCTTTAGGATTATTACAGTCTATTGTTTTTTTATATTTAACAGACCATCTCTTTTTACCACCTACTCTTGGTTTATTATAAGATTCATTAAACTCTTCCCATGTAATGATTTTTTTCATATTTTATATATTAAATAAAAAAACCCATCATTTCTGATAGGTTTTTAATTTCTAGATACTAGTATTTTTGATTAAGCTGGAAGTTCTTCTTCATCTTCATCTTCTTCTTGACCCTGTCCTTGTCCTTGAGCTTGACCCTGTCCTTGTGGTTGTCCCTGTCCTTGTCCTTGACCCTGTCCTTGAGCTTGTCCTTGACCCTGTCCTTGAGCTTGTCCTTGACCAGTTTGAGCTTGTCCTTGTGCCTGTGGTTGAGCTTGTTCCTGTCCTTGTCCTTGTGGTTGAGCTTGTGGCTCTTCAAAATCACCTTCTTGTGATTGTGCTTGTGGTTGAGCTTGTTCTTGACCCTGTCCTTGTGGTTGAGCTTGTTCTTGACCTTGACCCTGTGGTTGAGCTTGTGGTTGAGCTTGTTCCTGTCCTTGAGTTTGTGCCTCACCTTCAGTTTGAACTTGAACCTGTCCTTGACCCTGTCCTTGAACTTGTCCTTGTGCACCGCCCATTAAAGCGTTTCCAGGAATCTTCTCAACGTCTGTATTGTTAAGAGTTATGTATTTTACAATCTCTTCCGCGATGTCAACATCACCGAAAAACTGACGAAGATTTTTTCCTGTAGTATCTTTAACTTTCTTAACATAAGAATTGATTAAAGATTGTGGAATATCGATCATAGTTTTAACCTTATAGATATCGTTCACTTGAAGAACAGCTTCGCTGATTATTTCTTGTCTGTTTTTCTGAACTCTAAAACTTTCAAATTGTCTGATATGTTTCATGTTTTGGTTTAATTTTTTATATAGTTATATATTAAGTAAAAAATATCATTTTTTACACTTTTAATGTGCTATTAAGATTGCCAATATTCCGACCGCGAGACCTACACCTCCAAATAACCACTTTTTAATCTTCTCTTTTTTCAAATCATCTTTGAGACCATCCATCTGCTTATCTTTTATACATTTCTGCTCATCACATATCTTATTACTTTCTTCAAGATTTTTTACCTGAGTAGATAGGTTGTTTATTTGAGAGTCTTTATCATTTACTTGTAAATTTAGTTCAGAAACGTTTTTTTCAAGTAATACTATCTGATGGTTCTGTGCATCAACTATCTTAATATAGGAAACATTTAAACTATCACATTGTATTTTAGACTTTTCTAAAATATTTAGTATTTCTAAATCGTTGTCTATTTTTTGTGCCTGACTTAAAGTGAAGATGACAACTTTCTCACCTTTTTGATTTAGTTCAATCTTAGGATATTCCTGAGAATACGATAGGAAAGAAATAAGAACAAGCATTATACTCAATATTATTTTCATGGGGTTTTAAGTTTGTTTTTGAAAGAGTTGATAAGGTCATCATCGTCTCTTTTGATTGGGTTCTTTCTAAGATTTTCAAGTTTTTTATTCGTTTCTATCAAATCTTTGTTTGCTTTATCCGCGCGATTCTTATAATCCATAACATTTTGCTTAGATACTTCTATCTGTATCTGTAGATCTGCTATACGTGCATCTCTTTTATCAATAATCACTTGAATATTATCAAATTCTTTTTTAAGATTTTGGTTTGTATATTTAAGAGAATCTCTTGTCTTCTCTAACAATCTGTTTTTTTCCTCCAATTTATCAAAAGATTCTCTGTTACAACCTTTGAAGTTTAGAAACACAGAAACTAATAAACAAGCACCGATAAAATACAAAAGTGTCTTTTTTAAATCTATTTTCATAATTTTTCTTCTATTTTAATTTATATATCAAAATATTATATATATATTTGTACATAAAATAAAACGAACCATTATGCAGTATAAAAGACTTATCTGTTTTGATTTTGACGACACATTATTTCACACTCCACTTCCAGAAGATGGAAAAGTAGTTTGGAAAGAAAAAACAGGAACAGATTGGCCACATAGAGGTTGGTGGGGTAAACCAGAATCTATCGATGATGAGATATTCAACATTCCAAGAAACGAATGGACTTACCAAAAATATCTGGAAGCAATAGCTGACCCAGACGCTTATGTAATTTTAGCAACTGGTAGATTAGACAAAGTTCCCGGTATGAGAGAAGGCGTTGAAAAGATTCTAAGAGACAACAACATAGAATTTGATGAAGTTCACTTAAACTGGGGAAGTGACACATTTATTTTCAAATGCAACTTATTAGAAAGAACAATCAAAAAATTAGGAGTGAAAGAATTGAAGTTCTACGACGATAGAGAAGCACACTTGCCTAAATTCGTAGAATGGGCAAAAGAGCAAGATATCAAAAGTACAATAGTAGACGTTGTTAACAAAACAGAAACAACTATTCAAGGATCTAGTATATAATATATAATCAAAAAATAAGATAATACACTATGGGTAAAATTAAAGAACAAGTAGAATCGAAAGTTGAAGAAATTCTGTCAAAGCCTTATCGATTAGACCTTCACAATGATGACTACAACTCGTTTGATTGGGTAATAACGTGTCTTATGAAAATATGTAAACATGAGCAGGAACAAGCAAATCAGTGTGCACATATAGTTCACTTTAGAGGTAAATGTGATGTGAAATATGGAGACTACGATACAATCTCTACAATGAAAGAAAAACTAAAAACTGCAGGACTTTCAGTAACAATGGAAGCTAACTAATAAAAAAAATCCACTCAATGAGTGGATTTTTTATTTTCAATCATTAAGGTCTATTGAACCAGTTTATTCCATTCGGATTAGATCCTACATTAGACACTTTATTTCGTGACATAACCTGTCTTCTAACACTAAGAACCTGACTATAGTCAATTCCTTGTACATAATCCATGTTTTTCATACAGTCGTTGACATAAGCCATAAACTCTTTAGGACTATATTTATTACCCCACTCTTCGACCATCTCTTTGAATTCTGATTTGGCAAAAATAGAAGTGGCATTGACCACGGTCATAACCGTATCATCATGTCCTACGTCTGCTGCATATCTTACGTTACCTGCGGTAGTGACATGCTTAACAAAAGTTGTTATTTCTCTAATATTATCCTCATTTGTAATATGAAATCCTCTACTATACATAAGTTCTTGATAGTCTTTAACCATCATGTTTTTATTCTCACCAACTTTTAGTCCAAGTTTTTCTTCAGTCGAATCTATTCTATGTTTATACCTAACAAACACCGATGAACCATAGTTGTTGTTACCATCAAAAACGTGCGGCATCTCCGCCAATAGTGTGTTTCCATAGTTGTTTAACTCAAGAACTACTCTTACATTATCAGGATTCAAATATTCAAAAACAAGAAGATAAAGAAGTTCTGCTAATTGTTTGACAGAAACAAAGTTGTTTCTGTATAATCCAACCTGTTCAAGTCTGAAGAAATCAGTAATGGCCTTGTATTTGTGTTTTTGTGTTTCTATTAAATCTACAGGTTTTTCAGAAACTTTAAATATGTTTATGATAGAGTAATCTTGTCCTAAACCTTCGGATATATCGACAGAAAGAACATATTTATATTCTTTTCTTTTTAATGGCATATGTACTTCATCATCATCAATCCATTTTAAGTCTTCATACATAAACCTCAGTTTGTTCTTAAACTCAAATATTTCTTCATAGATATAGTTCTTTTTAGATTTTAAAAGTTCATCTATTATGGCCTCATTCAAAAGAGACTTACTTGAGTTAATAAATCTAAGTCCATACTCTTGATTGAACGCATCTTCTCCACCAATATCCTTCACAGCTTCGTCTTTCCACGTTGTCATCTCTGCAATGGCTAATATAGAAGTCTCAAATCCATTTTTGTCTATAAAATGAAGTGATTTAACTTCTTCATCTGTACACTTTTCATTGTTAAATACATGAATAACATCTTTCTGCTGGTCTAAGTTAAACTCAATCTTTGTCTTTGTGACTTCACCAAACGTATCTTGTACTAATTTAAATATGTCGTCTTTTGTAACACCATATTCATAAAGTTTGTGTGGATTCAATCTTATATAAGTCACAAACCTACCAGGAACCTGATACCAGTAAACCCTCATAGGTTTGTAGTTATTCTTCATTGGATCACCATCAGGTCTTTCAGCATCTGTTAATAACCTATGAAATAAGTTCATACCATTTGGTGTTGATGTAATGATAATCTTTGAGTTTTGTACCGCAGAAACGGTCGGAAACGCAGCGGTATAGTATGGTTCGATGATATTCGATGGAATATGTGCAAACTCATCTAAGTAAAGAACGTCAATGGTAAAACCAATCGCAGGAGTCTTAGATCTTGCAGATGTTTTTATTCTACAACCATTCTCAAATGTAAGAGATTTTTGATTCCAAGTCTTTACACCTGGTTTTAAGAAGAATGGAAGAAGTGTGTATATCGATTTTACTTTATCCACAATCTCAATTGCAGTATCACCTTTGTTGGCAACAATCATACAGTTCTTATCATTACTGAATAATATCGTATGTAGTATGAAAATAGCAGAAGACACGGTTTTACCAACCTGTCTCGATGCCATAAGTATATTGAATCTGTTGTTGACAAAGTTGTCTAAGATTTCTTTTTGGTAATCTCTAAGAGTTATCGAACCAACAGAACCATCTTCTCTTTTTGTCTTACAATACTTCTCAGTAAAGTAATGTATATCTAATGCACATCTTACGTATTCTTGTTGTTCTTCGGGAGTCATTCTAAAAGAGACGCCTGCTCTTCTGATACCGACTTCGCTCTTCATCCAAGGATTCTGATATCTTTTGACGACTATACCGTCGTTTATCTTATCAGTTGCCTCATCGACAAATTTGGTGGTAAAAATCATCTGCCTTTCGGTTTCGTTTGCTTTTACAGCCATATATAGTATTTTTTGTTTTTTGTATATATAAAAGGGTAAAAGTGGAAAAAATACATTTTTTTCTATTTATATATACTATATGGGAAGGAAATCAGGTGTCAACAAGCTAAAAGTAGGTTTCTCTATTGATATAGAGACCTATAAAGAGTTCGAGCAGTATTGCGAAGAGAACTCTATAAACAAGTCTAAACTAATAGACAAGATATTAAAAGGCTTCTTGGAAAGAGAAGACGCCAAACTTACCAAAAATAATTATGTTTAAACATGTCTAAAGAAGAAAACGAAAAAAACAGAATAAAATACGAGTTCGATGAAATACAATCGGAAAACGGAGACTTTGATTTTTCTAAACATCTAGCCAGACCAGAAGACTTACCGGATTTAGGTGAGATTGAAATATATGACTATGACTCAGATCTAACTGTAGCCAGTCAACAAGCAATGGACGTATTAGAACCACTTGTGGATCTATACCTAGGTGACGTACCTAAGTTAAAAGAACACCCTTATATAAAAAGCAAGATGAAAGAAGATGCTATGGTTTACGCCGAAGCTATATTTCTGACTAAGATGACAAGAAAGAACCTTCTTACACAGATGAGACAGGTAGATAATGGTGATAACTCTGCAAGAATGCATGAAGTAGTTAATCAGACAGTCGGTCAAATTAGAGAAAATGCTAAATTTTTATCAGGCCAAAAGACGGAACTTGAAAAGTTCTATAAGACACTCAGAAAAGACTTAGGATACAACGAAATAGAACAGGAAGCACTACCTATTGAATCGGAAAATAAAAGTCCAGAAGGTGAAGTTACAACAAATCGAGAATTGAACGAGATGATAAAGCAGGCAATGTTGAACAAAGCTCAGGATAAGATTAAATAAACTACTTTTTGAAGTTAAATCTTTCAAAAGTCTTTATAAGATTGTGATATTCAACCACGACTTTTGTTTTAGAAAATCTTTTAACCTTATTAGGACTCACAAAGTTTACATAAAGTAGAGTTTCTGATTTAAGAAGATTTTTTAGATTAGACTTTATACTAGACTCACTATTATCTATAAGAAGTTGAAGTAGTTTATTACAATCTATTGCAAGACTAATAGTCTTTTCATCATCTTCATAGAATTCAATCTCATCATATTTTTGAAGTTCTTCTTCTATAAACTTATCACCTTCTGTTTTCATACCAATAAGATGTTGAAGAAGAAGTCTTACTTTTTTATGAGAAACTTCATCTAAGTCTCTATTGTAAAAAGTATCAGATATGAAATAGTATTTTTTAACAGTCAATCCTATCTTCTCAAGCTTTTCCTCTATTTTCTTTATTATCTTCTCATAGTTGTTTTTAGTGTTCTTTGAGCAAATAAAGTATATGTCATCAGTCGTGTTTTTAAGATGTTGTAAGTTTTCTATGTTTATATCATAGTCAAGTGTTTCTATTATCTCAGGATTCATGTATTCCTGCATAGAAAATATAAGTTTTGTAATATCTATTTTTAGATTCTTACATTTAATCTTTAGAGTGTTCATCAGTTTTTCAGGAACCCAATAGGTGGCACCACCAAAATA